CGACCAAAGTGTTGAGCGATATTGCAGGTTCGCTGCACCCCATCGCTCAGAGTAAATACTCTAGGGAAAAATTCATAGCACTACACAAAAACTAGACTTTACGTCTTTGACCAGCTAGATCACACTTTGGAAATTGTTCGTCTTCGTGCAAGATCACATGAATCTAGTCATTAATTACACTCACAAGAGGTGACCAACCCTCCCTTGAGTTTAAGTATTTAACGTCACTCCTGACGGTACTAATACTTCTACACTACAGTTCAGACTCAGAAGAGGCACAAACTGTAAGCCAATATTCCCAGTCTAAACAAGCTGGGACATAATCTAATCGTAACCTAGATTCTTCAGCAACTAAAGGCGCTAACTTATCAAACACTTCTTTACCATGCAAAGAAAGTTCTCTAAAAAAAATGTCAATTTTTTCCATTGTGACTTCATATTGTTTCCCACGAGTGGTCCACATTACATCTTCACACATTGACAAGAGATCCATTGGCATTCTAACTCCAAAATTGCCAACTCGTCTCCATCTACGCTTCAAGAATTCTACCTCTGACATTCTTCGAGATAGAACCAAGGAGCTTTCAGAGCTCTTCTTCTCATTGGTATACTTGTGTCCAAGTTTTGCCATAATTGGAGGTATTGATATTTCATTAAACTTGTCTAAATATTCAGAATCTACCACATAAACATGATCATCACCCATTGTCAACAAATTGACATAGGCGTGAAATTCATGAAGTAAGATTATATTCTTCTCAGTCAACAAATACCAATCATACCTAAAAATACTATGGTTATATAGATTATTGATGAAAGCTGTCATTGGCGAACCACTGGGTAATCCATTGTTCCATCTATAAATAACACGGTGGTAAACATGAACAGAATCAATCAAATCAAGCCACAAGACTTGACGAATATAATTATCTTCTGGATAGTCTCCATACCATTTATTTATATTCAACAATATACACCATTCAATCGATGGATGATGGCTAAAATCGAAATTACTAAAATCGCCAGCACCAGCATTGTCCAAACGTTTTCCTTCCATAAGGAATTCAAACATCAGTCGAGCATCGTCTCCATATACATTGGCGCCAATAGCGCTCCCGTTACGAATCTTGTTCTTTTTGTACCAAGTACAAAAAGCTCCAAAATACATACGGTTTAACACGCACATGGACAACGAAGCACCACTAAACAATCTAGTGTTACCTGAATTTACTTTTTCTTTCGGCCTAGTTTCATCTTTCAAACAGTCTTTATAGTACAAAAGTGGTCTTTCACGCAACACTCTTATTCGATTGAGATGTTCGCAAACTTCCAATTCAAGCTCTACGGCCTTTTCCGTAGTCAGTGAATAATCATCATCATCACCGAACCAGTCTTTCTTACCTTTCTTTTTCCTTTTACCAAGATAAGTATAAGGAAAACCAGGTGATGTACTCCTATTAATTGATTTAAACGCAGGATCATTTTCGAGACCCAAAATAGCCTCTGAAAATGAATACAACCGGGGAAAAATACTAATAGGAGATGCCACCGTTGAATTAAGCCATTGAAACAAAGAGCCAACAACCTTTTCAACATCTTTCCAATCAAGGTAAACAACAGGCGGAGAAACCTTCTTCAACGCAACCTGATAGGGATCAATTCTAACACCGTTACGATAAAATACTTTCATATGGGCTGGTTTCTCACGCACTTCAAAAGGTAAACCTACAAGTGCTGACCTAACGACCCTAGTTTCATCGGGTGTACTTTCAGATCGAGGCAACACTTCAATTATGTCAAAGCGCTCGAAATTTTCGACGTCCTTAACTTCACCCCCAAACTGGGGTTGAAAACTGACATTAACAATATCATCTTTCCACGTCTCAAGAGCTTTTCCA